TGTGCAGCTACTATTAAGCTATCTGCTTCTTAATTTCAATTTATAGGGTATCTTATTATTAGATACCCTTTTTTTATACCCATGTATTCATCTAAAAAGAAAAAAAAGAAAGGTGGGAGAGACTCACTTAAGATCAAAAAGAAAGGTTACTAATCATGTTTGGCAAGAATAAAAAGAAAAAAAGTATTCTTGGATTAGAAGGTCAAGCTTATATTGATGCCTATAATCAAAAGATGAACGATACAGGTAAAACAACGCTTGCAGAGAAAGCTAGGTTTCTAAAAGAAACAACTAAAATCAAAAACAAAATGATTCAATCAGGAGGTATGTAATGGCTATAGCTGCAACTACTGAACTTGAAGCAATCAACATAATGCTTGCTGCTATAGGAGAAGCACCTATAAACACTCTTGTAGGTACACTTCCTGTTGATGCTCGGATTGCTCAATCAACCTTATCTGAAGTAAATAAAAGTGTACAGTCAGAAGGTTGGTCTTTTAATACAGAAATTGATGTAACTTTTACAAGAGATAGTTCTAATCAAATTAGTTTACCTACAGATATTCTTAGTATTGACGCTAATATTCATCATCATCCAACCATTGACCCTATACAACGTGGTTTAAAATTATATGACAGACAAAATAATAAGTTTGAATTTGACGAGGACTTGATTTGTACTGTTGTTTATTTAAGAAATTTTGATGAAATACCAGAACCAGCCAGACATTACATAAATATACAGGCTGCAAGAAAATTTGTTGATAGGCTTGTAAGCGATCAAGCACTAAGAACTTACACCCAACAAGACGAGACTAGAGCTAGAGCGATACTTATGGAAACAGACTTAGCAAATGGAGATCATAATATATTAAGAGGAGATCCTTCTCTTACTAGTATCTTTGATACTTACAATCCTTCTAGTGCTTTAATTAGATAACTATGGGTGTTATATCAAGAGCTATACCTACATTATTGAGAGGTATATCACAATCTTCTGATGCTTTGAAGCAACCAGATCATGCTGAGATACAAGACAATGCTGATAGCAACCCTGTTCTTGGTCTTACAAAAAGATCTGGCTCTCAATTTTTATCTACAATTAGTAGTTCTACTCTTGGTAATGTCCATATACAAACTATAAACAGAGATATTAATGAAGAGTATGTAGCAATATTCAGTAATGGTGATGTAAAAGTTTATGAACTGGATGGAACAGAAAAGACAGTAAACAAACCTGATGGAACAGCATATTTAAATACATCAAACCCTAGAAGTGTAATAAAAACAGTAACTATTGCTGATTTTACTTTTGTTGTTAATACAAGTATTACACCAGTAATGGATTCAGCATTATCAAATAGTGCTAGTAATATAACTCAAGCAATAGTATTTATAACTCAAGCAACAGCAGATACAACTTATTCAGTCACCGTAGATGGCGTGACAGTTTCAGATAATACTGCTGGTAATAATCCTTTATCAACTGATACTGTTGCTGCTGATTTAGGTGGCGGTTTAAACGCTGGACTTACAGGTTTCACAATTGTTAGAAATGGTCCTGTTCTTCATATTAAAAAAAATGATGGTAGTAATTTTTCAATAGATGGTACTGATACACAAGGTAATACCAAGATGACAATTATTAAAGATACGGTACAGCAGTTTACAGATCTTCCAAATGTGTCACCCAATGGATATGTAGTAGAAATTGTTGGTGATGAAGGTACAAACTTTGACAATTATTACGTTAAATTTGTGACTAACAATGGAAATGCTTTTGAAGAAGGACAATGGCAAGAAACAGTAGAAGCTGGCATACCTTTTAAATATAATTACGACACAATGCCACACGTTCTTATACGTCAGGCAGATGGTAATTTTAGATTTGCAAGAGTAGATGGAGACAGTTATAACGTGACAGTTGATGGTATAACAACCTCCTATACTTTACCTAAATGGGGTGAACGTGTAGTTGGTGATGTTGTATCTGCACCAGACCCTTCTTTTATTGGTCAAAAAATAAACAATGTATTTTTCTTTAGAAATAGACTTGGATTTCTTGCAGCAGATAATGTAATACTTTCAACAGTATCAGAGTTTTTTAATTTCTTTCCAGAAACAGTTATATCAGTTTTAGATACTGAGCCTATAGATGTAGCTGCATCTCATACAAAAGTTGCAATATTAAAACACGCAGTAACTATGGGAGAAAAACTTATATTATTTTCTGAACAAACACAATTTGTATTGTCAAGTTCAGCAGATAATTTAACGCCTTCAACAGCTAACGTACTTGTACAAACTGAGTTTGAAAGTAATACAGCAGCGCAACCTGTAGGCTCTGGTTCTTCTATTTATTTTTTAACTAAAAAAGGCACTTTTGCAGGTATTAGAGAATATATCCTCACAGGTAACCAACAAATCCAAGATGCTGCAAATACAACTATTCATGTACCAAAACTGATACCAAGTGGCATTTTTAAAATGGCAGTATCAAACAATCAAGATATTCTTGTTTTGCTTGGTACAGAAAATCCAAACAAGTTATATGTAAACAGATGGTTATATGGTGAAGGTTTTACTAAAGCTTTAAATGCTTGGTTTACTTATACATTAAACAGCAATAGATCTATTTTAAATATTGATTTTATTGGTACTGATTTGATAATGGTTATAGAAGAAGCTAATGGTGTTACCCTTGAAAAAATACCATTTGAAACAGGTTTTACAGAATCTAATGCAGAGTTTGAATATCATTTAGATCATAAAGTAACCGAATCAACTAACGGTGTATCTGTTGCTTACAACTCTAGTACTGACATTACAACATTTACTGTGCCATATAGAGTTAGAAGCAATATGAATATTGTTGGTCGATACCTTGCCAGTAATGAAACAAGCACTTTTATTGATACTCAAGGTAATACGCAAACACTTAAAGCTGGACAAGTTTTAAAGACTACTAACCTTGTAGATGGATCTACTTCAACTATTACAGCAGCAGGTGACTTTACAAATAGTAAATTTATTATTGGTGAACCTTATGAAATGCACTATAGATTTAGCAAACAAAGATTAACAGGACCAAATGCAAATGAATTTATAAGTGGTCGATTGCAAATACATCATTTTTATATTAAGTATGAAGATTCTGGTTTTTTCCAAGTAGAAGTAACACCTGAGAACAGAGACACATCTCTACATAAATTTACTGGACGTTTGCTTGGTGCTGCTTCTGCTTCGGTTGGACTAATTAATTTAGATACAGGAACTTTTAAAGTGCCAGTAATGAGCAAATCAGATAGAGTAAATATAGATATAAAAAACAATACATTCTTACCTACATTATTAGCTAGTGCAGAATATGAAGGAGTATTTCACATGAGGAGTAGAAGAATTTAATGGGATATTTAAGGAAATCAAAACTATCAGATCTTAATTATGTATGTCAAAACATGAGGCAAATGGATCGATTAGAAGGTTTATACCAAACAGGGAAAGATGCTGAAGATGCTTTACGTTTATGTTATTTATTTGGTGACAAAGTTTTAACAATAGCTGGTGACAAAGATCAACCTATGGGTTTATGTGGAGTAATAAAAGATGGCTGTATATGGATGATTTGCACTGACGAATTGTTTTCTAATAAAAAATATAAAATACAACTAATAAGAAAAGGTAGAAAATGGGTAGACAGTTTGTTGAAATCTTATAAAGTCCTATATAATTTTGTATATGCAGAGAATCATACTGCTATAAAGTGGTTAGAAGCTCTCGGTTTTGTTTTTATAAATTATCACGAAAAGTATGGTCAACATGAAAAACCATTTTATGAATTTCTGAGGATCGCCTAAATGTGTTCTGTACCAGCAGCTATTAGTGGAGGTTTAGGTCTTTTTCAAGGGCTTGCTATGCGTAGTGCTGCAAAGCAAAGAGCAAGAGCTACATTTGAAGCAGAAAAACAAGGTGTTGCTTCGGCAGAAGACAATAAAAGAAATAAACAATTAGCTTTAGCTGAAGGTAAACAAGAAAAGAAAGCTGCTGCTAGACAAAATAAATTTGCTAAAGCTATTGATACATTAGTAGCAACTAAAACTTTATTAGCAAAAGGACAAGCTGGTAATACCACAAATTTATTAGTAATGGATCAAATAAGACAAGGTGCAAACTACAATGAAAAAATAAGACAAAGCATTGAATCTATGGACAGACAATATTTATTTGATATAAAATCAACTGAAGCGGAATATCAAAACATAAGAAACAGATTAAGTGTTAATACTATAGAAGCATATAGTAAAGTACCTTCAATAGGTGAAGCTCTTTTAGGTGGTGTTGCAAGTGGTATAAGCACTGAACTTGGTAGACCTGAAGGAGCCTTCTCATGACATCAAGTTTTCAAAGTACATCAGGCGAAAGTTTTAGAAGACCAGTAGATACTTTTGTTCAACCAGTTAGCGTTATTCAAAGTGACAGTATGCTACGCCTTGCTGAAACTTTAAAAACTATTAATCCAGTATTAACAAAATTTGCAATTAGAAAAGATGATGAAAGAAATGAAGCAAAAATGGTACAAGGTCAAGAATTTATATTGCAAGCAGATGATGAAGAATTAAAAAATGCAATGAAAACAATAAATGAAAGAAATGGTAGTAGAGCTAAAAAAGATTTTTTAGGTAATAATAAATTTTTTCAAATAGGTGCAGAAAGGCAAATAGCAATTAACTTGGGTAATGCTGCGGAAACAAATACAGAAAAGTTTTTTAAAAATTACACAGTTGAAGTGCCAAACAAATCTGGTGGTGTTGATTATGTACCTTTATCAGACTTTGATGTAAACTCTGCTGTTTTTGATAAAGCACTATCAGACTTTAATAGAACGTCATTAATAAATACAAAAGGAATAAGACCAGCAATTTTAAATAAATATTTTTTACCAAAACAAAATGCAGCCTTAAAAAAAGTTTTTGATAGACAAGTTAGTAATTCAGCAGATAAAAATATTGCTAAATATTCCAGTATTATTTCATCAACTTCTTTACAAAATTTTCGTAATATAAAAAAATACGATAAAAATATTGAATTAGATATTATTGATAATGATGGATCTATAACAGGTTATGACCATGCTGTAAATTTAACACAAGAAGATATAGATTATGCTGTTTCATTAGGTTTGTCAGAAGTTGTTTCTCCTACAGCTTTAGTAGAAACAATTAAAAAAAATGCTTACACAATATTGAATGAATACAAAGAAGGCAATATATCTTGGGTTGAAGCACAGGAAGAGCTAGATGATTATATAGATTTTATGAGTGATTTAAAAGTAGGACCAAAAGGTAGAACTAAAACAGGAGTAGAAGTACAAAAAACATTAGGAGAATTTTTAGAAAAAGATGATGCAATTTTAAATTTAAAAAAAGATATATATAAATCTTTTAATGATGCTAATAAGCAAGAACAAGATTTTGTTGAACAGGAAAAGAAAATAGATATACAAAATACTTTAAGTAGTATGGATTGGTCTTCTACTGATGATACTAAAACATATAAAAATAATGTTGCTACTCTCAAAACTTTAATAAAAAAACACCCAAACCTTAGAGAATTTATTGTTAAAGAATATGATTTAAGAAATGATAATGTAGATCTTTGGTGGGATAGATTTACAAGAGATTACAACAATGGCAAGTTTGGAGATAAAGCAAAAGCAAGAACAAGAATAGATAGCTTTATGGCTTTATTAGGTTCAACTGCAAGTGAAGATGATAGGAAAAGATACAAAGAAGCTTTAAATCTTATTAACAAGGAAAGTTCACAAGGAGTTTTTAAAGCACACCCAGAATTTAAAAGGTATTTAGATTTTGGTAAGAAAGCATTAAGAGAACAAAACAGTTCTGGAATAGTAATAGTCAAAGCACAATTTGAACAACCGTTTTTTGATTTAACAGAATACTATAGAAACCAAATAGATATATGGGCTGGTACAACTTATGCAAATCCAGCAGACAAAGCAAATGCAAAAGCAGCAATAATAAAAGAATATTTAGAAGAGATAAGAGCTATTGGTAATGGTAATTATGTTTATAAAAATCCTGTTAATGAAATTTTTAAAGAAGGTGATACATATTTAAAAAAATCAAGTATCAACAACAACAAGTTAAATCAACTTAAAGGATTAGCAGAAGGTGGACCTGTTAAAAAAGATAAGCCTGTAATTGTAGGTGAAGAAGGACCAGAAATACTTGTACCTAAAACTGATGGTTTAGTTATACCTAATGAAGTTTTAGAAAATACAACACAAATAGTAAATGATGTTGTTCAATCAATGAATGGTGTTGATGAAGAGCCAGAGAAAATGACTATTGTAGGAGAAGAAGAAACAAATGGTATAAAAAGATTTGAAGCTAATTTTCCAATCTTTTACAAATTAGCAAAAGAAGCAGGTCATAAGTTTCCAGAGGTTACAGCAGCACAAGCTATGTTAGAAACAAGCAATGGTGCTGATCCTTCTGCTGTGAATAACTATCTTGGTTTGAAAGCTACCAAGAGTGAAACTAAACGTGGCGAGTCAACTCTACAAAATACAACAGAAAATGAAGGCGGTAAAGTTATTTCTATTCAAGATAATTTTAAAAACTTTAGCAGTTTGATAGATATGATGAATCAATATAAGACAGAATGGAATGATGACTTTATGGATAGAAAAGGTATTGTTAATGTAGATACTGCGGAAGAAGCAGCAAGGTTGTTACAAGCAAATGCCTTTGCAACTGATCCTGATTATGCTGATAAAATTATTCAGATAATCAAAGATGCAAAACGTAATCCTCCATTATTTTAAAGATGACAAGTTCAACTCCAAACTTAGGTTTTCAAGAAGAAGACGTTACTGAAGATATAGGATTTTCTGAAGAACCAACTACTGATATAGGTACAGACAATACTACTACAGTAAATCAACAAGAACCAGAGTTTGAGTTTACTAATAATTTTGATAATAAAAAAATATTTAGTATGAATAAAAGCTGGTTAGATTGGGATACAGAGTACGATTTTAGTGATTATACAAATACTTTCTTACAACAAGGAGATGAAGAGTTTGATTTATATGCAGAACCAAATGACAAGACAAGAAACATATTTAGTAAAACTATAGACTTTTCAGTTGGAGAAGATACTGCTTCAAACCTTGACGCACGTTTAAGATTTTTAAGTGTTTATGATTTTATAAAAGGTAATCAGTTTACTAACTTAGGTTTTAATAATAAGCCAATTAAAGGTTTAAGAGATAGACAGCAGTTCTTCAAGTTAATAAAACAAGAAACAGGTTTTACAGGTGAAGAGTTTTTAGGAAACAAGATACCTAGAGAAAAAGTAGAAAGCGAAGAGTTCCAAAAGGGTCTTGCAAATGTAATGAAACATTATGAAGACAAAGGTTTTACTATTAATATGCTTGAAGCTGATGACGAGTCGCAACTAAATAAATTAGCAAAAGGTATGGGTATAGAGATAGGTGTAGGTATGACAGCAGATTATGTCTTTGCACCTTTACTAATGGGTAATGGCTGGTCTAAAGCTATATATGCTCTTGGTCAATGGTCTGTAGGTTATCTTGCTAATGTAGAAGCACAAAAACAAAGAGTAAAAGAAGAAGATAGAGTAAATTTTAAACCCAATCAAAATGAAGCTTTTGCTGCTGGTTTTACACAAATTATTCCTTTTGGTGTAACTCTAAAAGGTTGGAAAGGTGTAGCTGCGTCAGGTGCTTATGGTGGTACGATTGCTACTACTGAAACTTTCTTAAGAGATATATTAGGAGATGATGTAAGTTTAGATGAATACTATGCTTCATTTGGTTTAGGTACTGCTTTTGGTACTGGATTGAAAGGCTCGATTGAAGGTTTAGATAAAATATTTACTAAATACAAAAACTTTAGATACGACAAAATAAACAACATATTTAATTTAAACAAAAAAGATGTTCAAGTTGTAGAAGAAGCAGCAGAAAATATTAATAAAGCAAATAAAATTTTAAAAAATGATATAGAAAGTAAAGGAGAAAATTACGATAACATTGGAGAGAAGTTAAAAAATGAAGGTTCTGGTACAAGTAGTCAAACAAATACAAAACCTATAGATGGTTCTGTCAGAACATATATAATGCCTAGTCAATTTAAAAGTACAAAACCTAACTATGGTAATGCTCCGATAATATTTGAATCTGACTTTGACAAGATGGCTTGGTATTTAAGATACAAAAAAACAAAACCCCCTAAAAATGCAGATTTAATTTTAAAAAGTTTTATTACTCAAGGTTTTACAGAAGCAGAAATAAGACAGCATGGCACTAATTTGCATGAAAAGATTAAACAGATAGTTATTGATAAAACAGGATCAGCACAAGCAGGTCAAGGCAATACAGTAGGGCTTACGATAGAAGTACCAGCAGATGCTAAATATTCTCAAGAAGTACAGACAACTATTACTGGTAAAAAACAAAATTTAGGAGATCTTAAAAAAAATCCACAATCAGTTGCTTTTATCAACAAGTTAGAAAAGCCAAGACAACAAGAGTTAATAGAAGGAATTATTAGACAGTTAAAAGATGAAAATGTTTTTGTAGGTTCTAAAAGTCAAGTACAGACAAGACTTGAAGGTTTAGGTTTGTTTAACGAAGGAGTTGTTAAATTATCTAATTCAAATGCAATAAAAGAATATGCAGAGATGTATGCAAAACTTTATAACTTAGTTCCTAGTGACTCATTAAATTTTGCAGTTTCACAAGTTATAACACTTGCAGCAGAAAACGTAGCTAATAAAAACCAAGCTTTGATAGATGTTATTAAAACAAAAGATGCACCAAAAATAACTAAAGCTATTGATGATTTGTTTGAGTCATTAACAGATGTAGAAGAATGGTTAACACTTGGAATCCCTTTAAGAACACAAACAGCCAGAACTCTTAAATCTTTTGGCATGAAGCCAGAGCAAGGTATAGAAGGTAAAACAGTTGAAGAAATAACAGGTATGACACCAGCAGAAAAAGCTGCTGCTACCGCCAAAGTACCTGATTTACAAATAGATGTTGATGAAGCAATAGCAAGAAATCAAAACTTTAAAAAAGAATTACAAGAAGCTTTAACAAGAGCAACGGAATCAGGAGACTACTCAGAGCTAAACAGAATGACAGTTGTATTAAAAGCAGCAAGTGGAGATCCTAGAAAATTAGTTGCAGTACAAAATGAAGATGCTCTTACAAAACTAATTAATAGTGGTTTTGATAAATCTGTAAGAATTATGAATGAGATTGGTATTAATGCTGTATTATCTGGTCCTACTACTCAGGCAGTAAATTTATATTCTGGTGCAATGATGACGTTTTTAAAATCATTAAATAATTTTGCAGGTGCAAGTAGTTATTCAGAACTAAGAGCAGCTAAAGAACATTTATTTTATTTATTTTACAATTTAGATTTTGGTATAAAATCATGGAAAAGATCATGGGATATGGAGGATAATTTTATAAATATTGGAAGTATAAAAGGAGATACAGGTCAACGATTTATTATATCTTCAGACTCTAGCTTCTTTCCTTTAAGAGCCTATGACGAATTTGGAAAGCTTATTAGATTACCTAGTAGGTTAATGACAGCAAATGACGCTTTAGTACAAGCACCTAATATTATTGCTGCTACTGCATTTGAAGCTTTTAATGAAGGTATTGCTAGGAACTTAGATGGAGAAGATTTAAACAAATACATCAAAGGAACTGTAGATGGAGTTATATCTTATTTACTTAGAGGTCAAGAAGGACCACTCGGTAGAATAGATCCACTTGATGAAGGTGTAGTTGGACCAAGACAAATGCAACCAACTGATGCAGTAATTCAAAGAATACTTGCAAGAGTTAAAGAAGTTGGTAAGAATGTTACCTTTACTCAAGATATAAGAACAGACAGTCTTTTTGGACAAGGTGCAAAAGCTATTAATGACGCTGCTATTAATTATCCTGTTCTTAGATGGTACTTAAAATTTACTAGAACTCCAAGCAATATGTTTTTAGAAATGATGAGATACTTACCAGTTATAAATTCACCAATGATGATGACTTTGCCAAATGGTAAAAGAGTAAATATAAACCGAATAAATGCACGTCTTCTACCTGATATGGTTGCTGATCTTGGTAGTCCTGATCCTTTTGTACGTCAACAAGCAAATGGACAAATAAGAATGAGTTATGCTCTAGGTATGTTGATGATGTTGTTAACTAATAAACAATTTGAAGATGTAGATGGGGAATATAAAAAAGAATTTTTAACAGGTGGTGGTCCTAATTTTTATACAAAAGAAGGTGCAGCACAATGGATTTCTATGTATAAAAATGGTTGGCGACCTTATAGTAAAGCTATTTTGCAGTTTGATGAATATGGTGAACCTTTAATTAGAAATGGTAAACCAGTTTATTTATATAAAAGTCTTGAACATATCCCCGATCCACTAGCTTCTTTGGTAAGACTTTGGTTGGATTTTGCAGAGATGTCTCCACTTTTGCCAGAAGAAGGAGAAGGAATACTTGAATATACAGGAACTTGGCTTGCATTTATGGGTCGTAATATGTTTAACAAAACATACACAAGTCAAATAAATGAACTTATTAATGTAATATCAGCAGGTTTTACTTTGCAACCACAGACTACAGATGAAGGTTTAAAATATAAAGATAAAAAATTTCTTGATTATATAGGCAGACAAGTATCTTCTTCTTCAGTTCCTTATTCTGGTTTGTTAAAAAGATTATGGAGAATACCAGCAGATGTTTTAACAACAATGGGATTTTCAGAGAGAGAAGCTAGAGAACTAGCAGAGTCGGAAGGAGACTATAGTAAATTAAAATGGTTTATTAAACGTGATTCAAGCACTTACTCAGGAGATGGTGCTAATGAAAGTTTGCCATATAGTGACGAAGACTTTAACAAAGCAAATCCTATTATACAATTTCTTCAAAATATAATTGATAAAAGTTTAAAAGAAATTGTACCTTTAAATTTAGGTGGTAAGTTGCCAGCACAAGTAGAACATATAACTAATCATGTTATTACTTATCCACAGAAAGAAGGCTTTGATTTATTTTCTACAAGAGGTATAAGTGAAAGTAACAACTATAAAGTGCTTGACGTACAAGCAGCAATAGGAAAAATCTTACCTTCCCCACCAGATATAATAAGAGGTTCAGTATTTCCAAATCTTCAATCAAAAGATTTTATACCAAAAAAATTAGATAAGAATGAATACAATACTTTAAAAGTTTATACAAATACAGTTGAATTAAAATATAAAGGTAAAAACATGAACATAAGAGAAGCTATAAATGCTGAGATAGATTCTGATTATGTTCAAGTAAGATTATCAGGTATTAAGAAATTTGGATTAAATAGTGAAGAAGGAGAAAGATTTTCAGAAGAAATCTTCCAAGTATTATCAAAAATAAATACCAAATTTATAAAAGCAGGTATGATAGAGTATATGCTTAATGAAATGCCAGAAGAAGACAGAAACAATAGAATAAATGCAGTAGAGAACAAAAATATCAAGTTCAATGATATATTGCTAGAAGAGTTTGAAAGACTTAATCTAGGTACATTTAGTAACAGTTCCTTTTAATTATGGCTACCAACACAGCAACATCTTTTACTAATCATACTGCCCCTTCTTCTGGTTCTACTGCTGGTCCTTATCCTATTAGTTTTAATTACTTAGAACAGTCTGATGTTGATGTAACTGTTGATGGAGTGTTGCAAACACTAAGTGTTGCTTATACCTTTACTAGTGGTACTCAAATAACATTTACTTCTGGTAATGAACCTGCAAACGGGGCTGCTATTGTTATTAAAAGAGATACTAATATTAGTGCTAAGAAAGTAGACTTTCAAGATGGTTCTGTTCTTACTGAAACAGATTTAGATACTAATACTGAACAACTGTTATTTGGTCTTCAAGAATTTACTGACAAGATAAATGGTATAGAAGATCTCTCTACAAGAGATATGGACGCATCAGAAATCAGGGCTGCTGTAGAAGCTGCAACTGATAGTAATGTTTTTACTGATGCAGACCACGCTAAGTTAGATTCACTTTCTAATGTTAATGATGCAATACTAAACAGTGACCTTGATGGTAAAGGTGAATTGTTAGTTGGAGATGGCTCTGGTAACCCTACAGCTTTACCTGTTGGTACAGATGGTTATGTGTTAAAAGCCGATAGCAACGAACCAACAGGTGTTAAATGGGTGATTGCTACTGCTAATGCTCCTCTTAACCAAAGTCTTAACGCTAATAATTTAACTTCTGGTACAATACCAGATTCCGTATTTCCAGCAACTTTACCAGCAATTAGTGGAACTAACTTAACTAATTTAAACGCATCTAACTTATCATCTGGCACAGTTCCTGACGATAGATTTCCAGCAACACTGCCAGCAGCTTCAGCAACAAACCTTACATCTATACCAGCAGGGCAACTTACAGGTGCTTTGCCAGCAATCGATGGATCTGCTTTAATAAACTTACCTAGTGGCGGTACGACATATTCTGCTGGATCTGGCTTGATACTTACTGGCACTACATTCTCTGTTGATACTTTAAACCAAAACACAACAGGATCAGCAGCCACACTAACTACAGCAAGAAATATAGCTGGTGTTGCTTTTGATGGTTCAGCAGATATTTCTCTTAACAATAATGCAATTACTAATGGTGCTGGATATATTACTGATTTGATAAATGATACAACACCACAATTAGGTGGTGATTTGGATATGAATAGTAAGTTCATATCAAGCGGTATTTTAGGTGTTAAAAATACAGGCTCACAATCTGAATTACGTCTTTATTGTGAAGTAAGCAATGCTCATTATGCAAGTATAAAAGCACCAGCCCATGCTGATTTTTCTGGTAATATCACTTACACCTTACCTTCAGGATATGGGTCTAACGGGCAGGTCTTAAAATCAGATGGTTCGGGTGGTACTAGTTGGGTAGATCAACCAACAGCAAACGCAACACATACAGGAGAAGTCACTGGTAGTACTACTTTAACTATTGCAGATGACGTAGTTGATGAAGCTAATTTAAAAGTAAGTAATTCACCTACAAATGGTTATGTTTTGACAGCACAATCAGGAAATACTGGTGGTTTGACTTGGGCTGCTGCTGCTAGTGGATTAGTTGGTAGTAGTAATGAAAAATTATTTGTTGAAGCAGAAAATCAAATGGACAACAGCTTTACTACAACAGCAAACTTTAACTATGTAGCAGCTAGTCCTATGACTATTGCTACTGGTGCTGTTCTTACAGTCAGTGCAAATTCTACCATGACATTTATTTAAAAGTAGATATATTTATAAATATGATTTACAATAGAAAAAACAGTTTTTAAATATGTCAAAAATAATTGTTGATGAAATACAAACTAATACAACAAACGGAAATGTAAGAATTATTCCTAACGGAACTGGTGTATTAGAAGTAAATGGGTCTTGTACCGCTACTACTTTTTCAGGGTCTGGTGCAAATTTAACTTCTATTCCAGCAGCAAATATCACAGGTACATTACCAGCTATTGATGGTTCTAATTTAACTGGCGTTGGTGGTGGTGGGTTTGAATTTGTTAAGAAAATAACAACATCAACTGCTGTCTCATATATCGATGAAACAGGGCTTGATTACGACAGGCTTTATAGATTTGTTTTTAAAAAATTTACATTTTCAGGTGCTGATGAAATTCGTGTACACCCAATGGTTGATAACGAAACAACACCTGTAAATCGATATGGTTGTCAAAATATAAATATAGCCTACGGACCTACTCACTATTCAAGAGGTGGTAATCATGATTGGCAGTTTTATAATGGGAACTATGTATATACAAAGCAAGCAGGTTATTTTGATCTTTATACAACTGACCAAGCATGGATAATAGGAAACATTAATTCTTACCCATCAACGTATGGTTACTGTTTACTTTGGGGTGATTATAATTTAACTGCTAACACTAACAATGATTCAAACCAAACTGGTACATATGCCAAAGTAAATGGTTTTAGGCTTCAGTCAGGTAGTCAAGCTCAAACTATTGGAACAGATCTTGAAATTTTAGTTTACAAATATAAGGAGTCTTAATGAATAAACTAGTAAATGGAGTAGTAGTACCCTTAACTACTGAAGAAATTGCCATAATAGAAGCTGCGCAGGCTGCTGCACCTTCAGAAACAGAATTAAAATGGCAACAAGTAAGAGGTAAAAGAAACTCTTTACTTGCAGAATGTGATTGGATAGTTACAAAAGCATCTGAAACAGGAGTTGCTGTAAGTAATGAGTGGAAAACATACCGTCAAGCATTAAGAGATGTTCCCACTCAATCTGATCCAGATAATATTACGTGGCCGACAAAGCCAAGTTAAGAAGGTAAAATACAAATAATGCACTTTTAATTACTATGTCAACAATAAAAGTAGAAGAGATACAACATCCAAGTAATTCTAATAATGCAGTATCAATTGCGTCAGATTCATCGGTTTCTCTTAAACACTCTGCATCCACTAAATTAACAACAACAAGTACAGGCGTAGATATTACAGGAGTTGTTGTAAGTGGTGAAGCTGTTTTTCAGAAAGAAATAACCGAAACAGTTTTTGCAATAACAGATGCTTCTTCAGTAGCCTTAGATCCTATTAATGGAATGATTCAAACATGGACGCTTGGAGATAATAGAACTGCAACTGATAGTCTCACTACAGGTCAATCTATGTTACTTATAATTACAGCAAGTAATTCTAACTATACTTTGACATGGCCTACAATGAAATGGTCGGGTGGGTCAGCACCAACACTTGGGGGAGCTAATCCTACAGCAATAGAATTATTTAAAGTTGGTAGCCAATTATATGGGGCAACTGTTGGAGATTTAAGTTAATGAGATCCCATAAACTTAGGGCTGCTGCTGGCAATTCTAGTGGAGGTACAGCTACTGACTTGGCTAGTTTTTTTGGAGTAACACCTTCAGCAAGCACTACTGTTAGATTTGAAAATTTAGATTCAAGATTTGACTGTACTGATACACGAGTACCAGATTGGAGTTATTTCCCCGAACAAACGATAAGCGGTGGAGACAGCCCTGAAGGAAGAAGTATTACTATGGTTGGTATTACTGATACAGATAGCCTTGGTATGTGGGCGAAGGGTAATACGAATGGTTATTCTTATGGTACAAATGGTTATCCAACTAATACATACATTTGTGATTCTTCATCATATAATAGTGCTTATGGTAATTTTATTGCACTTGGTAATGCTAGTATTTCAAACGATACAGGTACTACTGGTCTTTACACATCAAGAAGTATAGTACATACTCATGCAAGCGGTAGTAATTATAGTCAGCCTTGGGTAGATATTGTTTTTTCAAGTGGTTTGGGAACTGCAAAAGGTTTTGTTATACAAGCATACGCACCTTCATATCACCCTTTACTTAGCTCATACACTACTAATCTATGGGCTACTCAACATAATCCTCTTTGCCGTATGACTTGTAACGGTGTATCTGCAACTTTCGCTCCTAAAGGTTATTACGCTAGTGATTCAAACACACAGGTAGGTACAGTCTGGACTACCTTTGGTGGTTCTAACTTAGTTAATAATCCAACAACAAATGCTGGTCATGTAGCATATCCTACGCAATATGATCTTACTAATACTACTGATATTGATACTTATTTTTCATCACTTTCTTCAGGCACAACTACATTACCTTCAACTTATTTTGTTTATTGAATAATTTACGATTATAATATTAAAAAAAGCTAATTAAATTTTTTTATGAAATATGCAATTCTTGATGGTACTACTATAAAAAGCACTGGTACTATCCAACAATTATTTCCTAATACAAGTTTTAGTATTGCAGGGCCAAATGCAGATTTTTTAACTGCAAATAATGTAGTAGAACTTATAGAAAATCTTAGTTTTACAACTCCAACACAAAAGCTATCTATTGTAGATGCTTATGTTGATAGTGGAAAAGCTTACAGTGTAAAAGTAGAATCAACAACTTCAGAAGAACAGACTACTCTTACAAATCAACAATGGTCGAGTATAAGGTTACAAAGAGATAAATTATTGCAAAATACGGATTGGAGAGCTAGTAGTGATTTAACCTTGGCAGATGATTGGAAAAATTACAGACAAGCTTTAAGAGATGTACCAACACAATCTGACCCATTTAACATTACTTGGCCTACAGCACCTAGCAGTTAACACTTAAAAAGGTAAAATACAAATAATGCACTTTCAATTACTATGTCAACATTAAAGGTAGATGATATACAATCTAGGCAAAGCACAGATGATGCTATATCACTTGCTTCAGATTCTAGTGTTAGCCTTAAGCATAGCGGATCTGCAAAACTAGCAACTACATCAACAGGCGTTGATATTACTGGAACGTGTACTGCTACATCAGTTACAGCAGCAGGTGGAACATTTACAGGTGGTATTACTGTAGATGCAATTAATGACACTGTATTTACAATTACTGATGCCTCGTCTGTTGCTTTAGATCCTGATAATGGGATGGTGCAAACTTGGACTCTTGGAGCGAATAGAACAGCTACCGATAGCCTTACAACTGGTCAATCAATGCTTCTTGTTATAACAGCATCCAGCAGTAATTACACTTTGACTTGGCCTACTATGACATGGAGTGGTGGATCTGCCCCAACTTTAGGAGGCGCAACGCCAACAGCTATTGTTTTATGGAAAATAAGTAGTACGCTCTATGGTGCAACCGTAGGGGATCTTGGATGACTAATAAATTTATACTTGCTGCTGCTGGTGGCGCACCTGCTGAAGTTACTACAGATAATTTAAAAGTGCATTATGATTTTGGTGATTCTAATTGTTGGACTACTCAAACTTCTCAAGTATATGATTTATCAGGCAATAATAATAATGCGAATTGGCAAACTTCAAGTTATCAATACTATGCAGCAAATGGTGGTTATGCTTACAAGAATAATACTTCTGAGTTACTTCCTGCTTCTTATTTGTTAAAAAATAATGGTTCTAATCCTTACGCATTTGAGTTTTGGTGTGATTTTGAAGGTTTAGGTTCACCTGGGTATGGTCACATTGGTTTATTGTTACAATATTTAGAATTTCATAAAAATTTTAGTACTGGTCAGAACCGTTTACATTATGCTTTTGTTGGATATGACTTTGTTGGCACAAATAATTCTGGACAAACTACACTTGGTCTAGTTGGAAACAATATGCAAGCAGATAATAGTGTTTGGACAGGATACTCTTCTAGTTATTTAACAACTTATTATGATACTAGTAATGCTTCTGGTGTAGGTCCTCATATTCAAAATTCCAACACTGGATGGGAACAAATCGTTTTCGCCAGAGAAAATACAAACGCTAATGGTTTCAAGGTGTATAGAAATGGAACACTTCTTTATACTGGTACAGATAACAAAAATTACAATCCTACGCTTCTATCTGGGTTTACATCTTTAGTTCACCAATTTTGGTATTTTGGCGGTGTGTCAGCAAAGATAGGAATTGTGAGACAATATTATGGTGGTTCTTTAACTGAAGCACAAGTACTAGGAAATTATAATGCACAAAAAACTCGTTTCGGGCTTTCATAACCTAGTTAAAATTATAGGCTGCTGTTACACTATAAGAAACATATTATTTACTTATGGCTCGTAGAACAAATGAAGAGTTAAAGTTAGAACTTCAAGCAATCGAAAAGAAATTCAATGAAAATGTACAAGAAAATAGACAATTGCAAGATCGAGCTATTGCTATAAATGCAACTTTACAAGACAGAGCGGAGGCAGAAACCGAAAAAAAGTCTTCTGCGAAATAATAGAAAAGCAGTGTAAATACTGCGGTAAAGTGTTTGCTACTACAGAGCAAAGAAGAAAATATTGTTCCAATGCTTGTAAGACAAGGTTTTATCGTAGGAAAAAAGCTACTTAGTTTCAGTAGTCATTTGTCTTGTCATTAAAGACATAGTGACGTATAAAGGTGACAGAGCTAGAATGAGTAGTAACACAAGCACACTTGTAAATGAAAGTGCTTTAATTATTGCAAACTTAATCATGTATAGAAAGGTTCTAGATGCTTTAACAATTTTATCTACGATTCTTATTTTAGGAATCTTAGGTGGCTCATTCGTAACATACAGGTATATCCAATCTCCTCAACTGCAACAAAAGGTTATGAATAAAATTCTTGGAGAAGTTAAAGGACTTTTGCCTAACGTTTTAGATAAAGGTTTACCTGACGTAACAGGGCCATCTATTCCTACTAAATCCCTTCCAAAACTATAAGTCTATATGAATAATAATCTTATTATAAAAGGAGTAGCAGTAGGGCTTGGAACAGCTTTTGTGTCTTCTCAGTTTTATGCAATAAATCTATTAGCTACAAAACCTAATTTACCTATGTTTGATTTACCTGTAAGCAAATATTCTACTTATGAAATTGAAGCTGATAAAGATAGCTATAAGATAAGACATAGGATGCACGATCCAAAAATTATTGCTTCTATTGAAAGCAGCAAAAAACCAGCAGGGTTCTTAGGTGCAAGTAAGTCATATGTCACCAAAGAAAGTCAAAAGATAGCTGGTGAAAAAGATGTAACTATTGTCAATAATGGTGAGCTTACAGCAAAGCAAATAGCTTGTATTGAAGAACGTGCTAAAGGTGAGTCAACTGGTGAACTTATTGGCACATCAGTGGCTACTGGTACTGGATTGACAAATTCTTTAAATAACGTGCCATTAGTGGGTTGGTTTTTAAGCGGATTTGTTACAAATCAAGCTAGAAGAGAAGGCGGTAAGATAGGAGGTAATATGGCTTCTGACTTTAACGACTGTTAATGCCTCAAATAAAAAATATTGAAATTAAAGAAATAAATATTCCTAAAATACGAAGCTACGACATTTTTACACCAAAAGTAAAAAAAGTACCAAAGCTAGTTATTGAGTATCCAGCCTGTATAAAAGTTCATAGAAATAATTTATTTACCCAAATAGATATTGATGAAAACGGCACAATTATTGAGTGCGGTACAGAAATGCCTAGCTATGAGCCACTTGAATACACTCCTATGTATTTCAGTGGAACACAATCTACTTTAACTAACAGGGCAGAACAAAAACCAGAAATCAAATCACAAGAACCAAAGGTTGCAAGAAAGAAAGAAGAAGAAGATTTATATATACCTTGCCCACCTTTAAACCCTCAATTTATGAAAGGTGATTACAGAAATGACAAAAGGATTCAAAGATTTGATTCTTACGAAAGAATAGAAATAGATGGAGTTATTGAGTGTGTCGAAAATTGGAAAGAAGTACCATTCAGAGAAAGTTTTATTGGTACGCCTCAAACTCTTATTTCAACTTCTCTTATTGGTGTGGTTGCTGGTGGGTCTGCGCTTTTGGCTCCTTTGATAAAAAAGCTTATCTCTACAATATTTAAAAAATTAAAGAAAAAGATTTCAAAAGAAGAAAAAGAAGATGTAAAATAAAAGAACCTTATTCAAAATGGCGAAGGATAAGGTGTCTAGGTAGGCAAGTCTAACCGTGCTTGTCTACTGCTTTAATTGATGAATATGTGGTATAACTTGACCCATCTGTTCAGTAACTATGACATCAGAACAAATAGAGTGGTAAGGGCTTTTAGGGTGATATTGGATTCCAGCAATTTTTAATTCACCACAGTTTTTAAGCCTTGCTAGTTCATAGTCAAGTTTTTTGTTGTTAAGTATTTGATTTTGTATTTTTTCTTGTGTTGTAGCTGACCTTAAACAAGCATCTTGATATGCAGAACCTAAAGGTATAGAGAACGTAGCTGCTATACCAAAATTAATTCCAAGACTGTCTTTATTAGCTGAATAGTTTTCTTGATGATAAAGTATTTCCCCAGCGTTAGTTAAGTTACCAGATTCGTCCATTGCCATGTTGTACACTGGCGTTGTGTAGCGTAGATCTTGAGGGCGTTTTTGATTATAAGTTGTAGTTACAAACGGAGAAATAGTGAGCATTGAGTTTTGGCAAACTATACCACCACCGAACTGTGATTCAATAAGATTGCCTTGTAAAACCTGCACAGCTTGGTTACTCACGCTTGAACTCGATTGAGCTACAGGGGCTGCTGTACTTGAATTATTTGCTAAAACTGGCTGACCAAAAAGACTTGCTATTGCGAGAACACTGTAGTAGTTTCTGTGACGCTTTCGCTTGTGATTTGTCTTGTGAGATCTGTTATCCGACTTACGGAAGGCTGCTGATAGACCTGAGTAAATTGAAACGCCCCTCCATCTGTCGTTAATTTCCAGTTTGCGGTGTTGTTCAAATCTACTTGTTTCCATGTATATTTTTCACCATTGAGGGTGGTTTCTAAATCAGTGTAACTAGGATTTATGTTACCGTCAGCAGTAACACCAGATCCTGTTACGCTATAAGTAGACCCACCAAATTCTGTTGTACGAATCGTTTCAGTTATATTAGTAGTTGTTCTTGTCGTTGAAAAACTACTACCCTGAGAAAAATTAGGAACAACTGGTATTGCATAAAGAGGATTAGATACAAATAAAATCAGTAAACCTAACCACTTCATTAATCTAATACACTTAATTCCGTAACAAATTGCGCAATACCTGTAGTACCAGCACCACCAGCAACTACCGTTGTTATGCCCGCACTTGTTACAGTACCCGCCAAGTTACCAGCAACACCACCAGAGTAACTTGTTGTCTTGCTAAAAACAGGCAGATCCGCAATAATTCCCGAAGCGACATCCACTCCAGAACCTACTGTATATCCAGCATCCCCACCGATAAATGACTCTTGAAAACTGAAGGCTGACCCTGCTGTGTTTATGTCATAAGTACCAGCATCTAATGTCGCTGCTGCTGTAGCACTTGCTGGTGCTACTAACTTACCAAAATGATCGTCAGCAGATGCAACTTTAATATTTGAACCTGAAACGCTGTATGTACTAGCACCACGTTCAGCAACGGTATAAGCACCATCCACTGTAAGTTGGGTTGAACTGGTCATTTTGTGGATCATGTCAGCTTGTGCGGCTGGCGTAAGTAATGCTGCAAGAAGAATTAATTTTTTCATTTTTTGGAAGATTCTGGGTCAACTATTAATTTTATAGGTGTATCAATCCTAACAAGCTGTGTAGTTCCTAACAGTTCTTGTAATTCAGATTTTACACTTTTTCCTTGTTGTTTGCTGCCGTTATCTTTACCCTTTTGAGTAATAGAAGCTCCAAAGCTGCTGGCAAGTCCAACAAAAACCGAAGCAATAAATGTAGGATCAATTTTCTGCTGTGGTATTCCTAATTTAGACAAATCTAAGTACGATAATGACAACATTGCTGTTGCCCACCCCAACAAAATAAGCCGCACTAAAAGTGAAACAAATTCAAATTGTTCTTCTCTATCTGGCACAGCTTCTTGAAGCTTGAACCATACACCTTTTTTTTCTTGTTTAGGTTGTTCTGCCATAGAAGCGTAGTATCTTGTCTAATACTAGCATTTTAGTTATGTTTGAAAAGTAACACAAGATTATTATGCTTAAAATTTTAAAACCAATACTACTAAAATTTTTTACTACGACTGCTGTAAAAAGATTAGTGATAGATCTTCTTAGAGCTATCTGCAAACAAACCACAAATACATTAGATGATCGCTCTGTTGATATGCTAGAGCAACAACTATTCCCAAAACTTAATTAACATGAATCACAAAGAATTTTTTAAAATACTCGTTGGCAACCCACCGCCAGAAATCGAGTTTGAAATCTTAGTTAAACAACGTGAAACAGAACAAATGCCTGATGAAGCTGTAAGGGCATACTGTTTAGACCTAGTTAAATACACAAGACTACAAGATTTGCTTTTAACTTCAGCAATAACTCGTATATCAGAGATAGAAACTAAACTATACAAGTATGAAAGAGGTATGAAACTATATAAAAAAGTTAGAAAACTAGGGTTTGTAGGTAAAATAAGGTATCTTCTGTTTGGCAAAACAGATAAGAAATGATTATATTAATTAAAAAACAAAACTAATCATGGATAAAAATTTTAAAATCCTAGAAAAGTTACATTTACTTCTTGCGAAAGAACTGACAGATAAGATTACAAGTGGAGAAGCAAAGGCAGGTGATCTAAACGTAGCCAGACAGTTTCTAAAAGATAATGGTGTTGAGTGCTTACCAGTAGAAAAGAACCCAATGCAAGAACTTATGGAGAACCTGCCAGACTTAGATGCTGTACCTTTAGCTGATTTATAATTGCAACCCTTACCAAAAAAACTACAAGACTTTAGATATTTCTTAATCGTTACTTGGAGACATCTAAACCTACCAGACCCTACACCTGTTCAGTTAGACATAGCTGAATATCTACAATATGGTGCAAGACGTAAAATCATACAGGGATTTCGTGGTGTAGGTAAGAGTTGGATTACATCAACCTATGTAGTGTGGAGACTTCGTATGAATCCACAGCTAAAGTTCTTAGTTGTATCTGCCAGTAAAGATAGAGCCGATAACTTTACTACATTTACCATGCGTCTTATCAATGAGATGCCAATACTTGCTGATTTGATACCTAGAGACGACCAGAGAAACAGTAAGGTAAGTTTTGATGTAAAACCTGCACAGGCCGATCATGCTCCCTCATGCTCTTCTAGAGGTGTCTTAGGGCAGATGTCAGGAGCTAGGGCAGATGAAGTTATTGCTGATGACGTAGAAGTTCCTAACAACTCCTACACACAGCCCATGAGAGACAAACTTAGTGAAGCTGTAAAAGAATTTGAAGCGATATTAAAACCAAATGGAAAGATTACCTTTCTTGGTACACCACAAGTAGAAAATTCTGTGTACCTAACACTAGAAGAAAGAGGATATGAAACAAGAATATGGACAGCTAGATACCCAGAACTAAAAAACAACTACGGAGATAGACTTGCTCCTAAAATTCAAAAAGAACTTCTAGAAGGGCTTGTAAAGCCTAAAGATCCTGTAGACCCTATAAGGTTCTCTGCACAGGATTTGATGGAACGTGAAGCTTCCTATGGGCGTTCTGGCTTCAATTTACAGTTTCAACTAGATACAACTCTCTCAGATCAAGATAGATACCCATTAAAAATAAACGACCTAGTAATTGCTTCTGTAAATAAAGAATTTGCACCAGAAAAAATTATTTGGTCTAATAATCCCGAATATGTCATCACAGATTTACAATGTGTAGGCTTCAATGGCGATAGATTCTACCGACCTGCCCAAGAATTTGGAGACTTTATAGAATATACAGGGTCAGTTATGTTTGTTGACCCCTCTGGAAAGGGTAAAGATCAGACCGCTATAAGCTGCGTTAAGATGCTTAATGGTAATTTATACGTCACAGAGTGTTTAGGACTGTCTGGTGGCTACTCAGATGCCGTTCTAGAGAAGATTAGTAAGATTGCCAGAGACAATAACATAAA